GTACTATAGTTAGTTGCAGGTATGTTACCAACGTATGCCATTAACTAATCCTTATGTAATATCAAGATGGCTGAGAACAACGTCAGCAGATGACGCAGTATCGGATGTTACTTTAATAGTATCGCCCGGTTCTAACACCACCTTCTGGTCTCCACCTACTACAACTAAAGAACCACCAACTGGAATCGGTGCATCTTTAACAAGGTACACACTATCTTCTGCACCCGATGTACGACTAGAAGCATCTAGCTGTACGTCTACAGTAATTTGTGTAGTTACGATGTTAGAGATACTGAGACCAATGATGGTGGTTTCGGTTGCGGCACCACAAGTTAGGATAGTCGCTGGGGACGTTCCTACTGCGGTATCTGTCTCTGATAAAAATGCGTTTGCCATGTTTATCCCTCTTCGGATATATTATAGAGTAATTTTACTTGTTTGTCAACAGTTATCCTAGTGCAATAGCAAAGGCTAGTGCTGAACCGTCAGCTTCATCTGCCCAAGATAATGCTCCTGAACCGTCTGTTTGCAGGAACTGGCCTGATGTGCCATCAGCATCCGGTAATGTCCATGTCACGTTGGCAGCAACAGAAGCCGGTGCTTGGAAAGCCACGTAGTTAGTACCGTTCGCTGAATCTTCTTTAAAACCTAGACTTCTCTGGTCTTGTATGTAAACGCTTCTATGAAACTCATTGCCGCTACCATTAACAGCAAATACACGAACTGTGCCTGTGCTGTCATAAAGCTGAAAGTTCATGGTACTGCCGGGTGATACTATAGCAGTACGGGTTGTGCCGGAGTTATCATAAAACAGTACGTCATCGCTGTTTACGTGTAGTTCTTGTGATGCGGCAGTATCGATTTTGTTATTTGTACCGTCATGGTACAGTTGCATGTCTTGGCTGTCACCAAGCTGTAAGCGGTCGTCTGTAGCACCTGAACTGTCACCGAACTGAATAAGCTGTCCGTTAGTATCTAGTGTGCCACCTAACTGTGGAGTTGTATCGTCTACAACGTCTGCTAACCCTGCTCCAGCAGCTACCTGTGCATCAACATACGCCTTGATAGACTGCTGGGTTGCTAACTGCGTATCACTATCAGAAGCCATATTGTCTTCGTCTAGAATGGCGGTTCCACTAACTCCTGTATCCAAAACTGCACTGGTAAGGGTTTTGTTAGTTAGTGTTTGAACATCTGTGAGAGTTGCAACAGTGCTGTCAATTGCAAGGGTAACTGTTTGGCCCGTTGCAGATGTATCGATACCAGTTCCGCCTGCTACAGTAAGAGACTGACTATCCAAATCTACAGCAGCGGTTCCGGTATCTGCAGCAACGTCCAAATCTTGGGCTGTAACCTGTGCATCTACGTAGGCTTTGGTTGCTTTTGCAGATGGAATCGTATCATCACTTGCTGAAACCAACGTGAGGTCTGTGTCCAAAACACCTGATGCAAGCATGGTTGTGTCGATGTTGGAAACAGTGTTGTTCGCGGCATCGATAATTTTATTGATAAGAGTTTGCGAACCGGTTAGGGTAGCAACTGTACTATCAATAGCCAGCGTGACGGTTTGTCCGGTTGCTGAACTATCGATGCCTGTACCACCTGCAACTGTAAGGGACTGGCTGTCAAGGTCAACAGCAGCAGTGCCTGTATCTGCAGCAACATCTAAGTCCTGTGCAGTTACCTGTGCATCCACGTAGGTCTTAATTGCCTTTGCAGAAGCAAGGGTGTCATCAGATGCCGATACAGATGTTAGGTCAGTGTCTACGTCGGTTACGGCTGTTGCGGTTCCAATCACAAGGGCATCTACATTAGCTGTGCCGTCTAGGTACAGGTCTTTCCACTCTGCAGATACGCTACCCAAATCGTACGCATCGTCGGTATCTGGAATGATGTCTGAATTATAGCTAGTGGATGAGATGTTGTTTGCAACCACATCGCCCGCAAAGTAACCGTCTTTAAATTTAAGGGTCACACTGCCTACGTCTAGGGTATTGTTGGTTTTGGGTAGAACCTGTGTTCCGCTAACAGTCAAGTCCTGTGCCGGACCAACAACAGTAATCGGCGCACCGTTTCCAGATGTGCCGTCGTGTGTGTGTCCCGTTGAATTGCTAAACGCAGTTACTAGCTGGTCGAACTCATCATTGGAGTGTGCGGCGGTGATAACGTCGCCATCTGTAAATGTCGATTGACGGGTATAACCTGCCATGTTTTATCTCCTTCCCCCCGGAGTAAATTCCAGTTGGTATCCTTTGATTGAAATTGGGTCGGCACCATCTTTATCATCTAGGCGAACCGAAACCGTAAATCCGCTGCCTTCAATACTTTGACGAACCAGTGGCGTTCCTGTCGAACCATACACTGCCGTTGCGTACAAGGATGCGGGGTTGCCGTAGATGGCAATAGCAGCACCAGTTGTTAGTGGGTACTGGGCCGGTTGCGGAACCTGTGATGAACTGAAATCATATCGAATACGGAAATCCGCGTCCACAGCACCTTCGTTATCATAGTTCCAGATGATACGCTGCATCATTTTACGGATACCGGCATCGCCCATCGTGAAGTCTGGGCCTTGATAAATTGCTTGGATGTTCGTACCGTTGAAGGTGTCGCCAATTTCTTGCTGATAGACGTAACCGTCGTAACCGCCGTGAACAACTGTTTCGACACCGTTGATAAAACCAGTGATGCAGCAAGCTGGCTTGATGCCTTTGAGGTCCGAATATTCCCAGCCTATACCGCCTTCGGTTCCCGCCTTGATTACCCCAATGATACCGGGTGCAGATGTATTGAGTTGTGCATCTCCGGGAAAGAACAGGCGGTACTGACTCTTCTTACGAATTACAAGGGATGAAATCCTATCTGTTGATACCCCTTCGAGGCGTGGCTGAATCTGTTTCGAAACTGTGCCAAGTTCGATATCGTCGTTCTTTTGTGTACCAGCAACTGTTCGCAAACCGTCAGGGGCTAGGTAGATGAGGTCACCTCCGATTTCCTGAACGCTAAACCCGTCTACGCAACCAATCTTACGGGTAACAGGCTGTATCTGAAAATCTGCAACCGAAGAACCTGCCATCAAGTAGATTTCGTCTTCACAGAAAATGAACAGACGTTCGCGGAAAGACTTGAGCCTGCGAACAGGGCTTTCAAACCGAAGTGAACCTGCGCCGTTAGCCGTGCTAAAATCTGCTTCATCGAAGGGGGCTGTAAACACAACTTCTTGTGGGTTCGCAGACATGCCGCCAAAGAACACGTGGTTTTTGAACACCGACACGAACTGCGGGTCTGCGGGTGCGCCTGTAGCGTTTAGGTCGGTTACAGTCGTGTTGTTATAGACTGATGCGTTATTCGCGCCATCACACCAGATTACTTTAGAGGTGTTGTCAAAGTTAAAGGTTGCAAAGTCGTAACGGCCTGCACTGGTTCGCCCAGTATCTATACTTGTCCAACCGCTACCCGTACCTTTGTAGACTTCTGTTCCTTTAGCGGCAATAACTTGATTTTCATAGATATGGACACCAAGAATAATACCTGTTGAACCATCTACCTGATTTGCATCGAACTCGTCGAACCCGTTGATGCGGCGGTAGCCCCCATTGATGTCTGGTTCGAAATTCTGTAGCTGTAGGGCAGAGCCGGGCGGGATAGAAAAAGTATCCTTATCCAAGACCAGACCACCACCCAATCGTACAACATATGGACTAAGTAGGGAAGTATCTGGCATTAAACGGCCCTCATGTAATCCTTACGGTTGATAAGTTCCACACGCATACGATTCAATCCCTGCTCGTAGTCACGCAGTGCAAGCTGGGAGAATTGCGTGTCCGAACGAAGCATGTGTGTGTAATAGCGTCCGCGATTAACTATAACGTCGTGGAAGCGTTCAGGTATAACCGGAGTATCGGTTGCAAGCGTCATGTCTGTGTGTGTCGCATAGTAATAGTAGCGAACTGTATAGGTAGACGCATCAGGCACCGGAGACAAGCCAATCTTTTCATCGGGTGTAAAGTACACATATTGGGGCAGTGCTTGACCACCACCCGTCGGGTTGGTATCTGCTTCGTTAAGTTTTTCTAAATATTCGTTGAATGAAATGTAGGCTAGCTTCTTTTCTGCAGTGCTTACCGATTCTTGAACCGTAAAGCTATCAAAGTCGATTGTTTTTGCGGTGACGGGTTTAGTATATTCTGCTGTACCTGCTGTTGTGGTAATAGAACCCGCTGTAACGGTAAAAGGCCATTCAACTTCAGAGTTGATAATGTCCCGCTGTGATTTGTTAATGAAGTCACTAATAGAAGATTGAATACCACGAGCCGAAGCCAAAGTGGTCAGTTCAACTTCGTTAACTTCGCGCAATACTGCATTGATAAGGTCGAGGTAGTTCATGGGTTACCTATTTGGGTCGTAAAATTCTTCTACACTAACTGTCACTATTAAGGTATTAGCGGTAGTAGCAGCAACAATAACCTTGTCACCCGCATGTAGATACAAAGGTTTATCTACTGTAAATACGGAATCAAACGTACCGCCTGACAGAGCATGTCCAGAAAGAATAGTGTGGGTTGTTGCGTCGTCTGCGTGATACCACTTTAGCGTATAGTTACGGGTGGAAGTATCGCTGTTGCTAACCAAGAGATGTTCTATGTGCGAAGAAAAGTTGTTAGGGACAACGTAGATATCGGTATCTGCTGTCGTTGTTAAGGACTTTGATTCCGTAAAAAACTTACTATTTCCGAGTACGGGCATTTTACTTTACTTTTCTGTATCGCTTCGTTTTAGCTTGTATTTTTTTAGGCTGTTTGGCAACTTGCTTACCAGCACGAGTTGCTCTTCTTTTAGCAGCAGTGGTTGCCGCATATTCTTTCTTCGATAACGCCTTGATTGCTTTTTCCGGTAGATAACGTTCTCCGGTTGCTTTGGGTCCTTGTGTGGATGGCTTTCCACTCGCGGTTCTCCATTTTTGTTTAGTCCAAGCCTTGAGGCTTCGCTGTGGGGCACGGGGAGCCATCTTATTTCTTCCAGTTGAACACGTCGCGGTGTTTCTTCCAAAACCAGTTACCAATTTTAGTGAAAGGCTTGCCAGTATTTAGCAAACCCAATGCAAGGCAGTTAATAAAAATCAATGTCATCTTCGATGTCATGGAGTGCATCAAGTTTTTGATTTGCATCCATCCAGCTTGCAAGGGCGGCATCAAGCTTTTCCAAGTCGATTGTACAATGTTTGAAAGTGTATTCCGCATTCTTTTTCTGTGCCTCGTATTTATGTCTAAGGGCTTCTATAGCAAGTTGACGCATGGATTCTCCTCTTGATTTATTATAGGAGAAAAACCTGTCTGTGTCAAACGTTTTGTATGATTAACCACAGTATCGGTAAAGTTAAACTTACAAAAAGAACGATAATCCCGATAATGAACAGATTGTAAATTAACTCATCGCGTTTTTGGGCTGCTAATTGTTCCGCTTCTTTTTGCTTCTTACGCAAATCTGCTTGTATACGGATAATATCTTGCCACGCATTTACACCGTACTGACCAACGATAAAGTTGCGAAGGTCGTTTTCCATCTGTTCAGCCTTCTTCTTGGCTGCGAACGTCTCTAGGGCTTCTTCTTCGACAGAACCAAACCGACGACCCTTTGCTTTACTGTGGCTGGTTTTTACGTCGTTGATGGCGTTCATCCAGCGACCTAAGTCGGCTGTCATGGACTCAACTTCTTTGCCTACTTGGAATCCTTTTTTGATTGCGGAGTAAGCCGTAGTAGCAATCCCGATAGCAGTGATTGGGTCCATTGTTTCCTCATTTGGCTATTGGTTTGCATACTGCTGTTATTTTTATGCGTCTGTTATCTCCTACGGGAACCGGTCGCTGGTTAGACAACCGTTCTGCAAAATATAGGCATCTGTCAATATCCGCGAACCGCTGAGTTTGGTCAATTAGGGTTGCCCCCATGTAAACCGCAAGAATAAACTCAATCACGGTATCCGCCGCCAGCCTTTTTATAAGCTACGGCTAACATCTGGGCTTTACGTGCTGACCACTGACCGGCTTTTCCGCCTTTGCTGCCAGCTTTAATTTGACTGAAGAGTCTTTTTCTCAGAGCAGGCTTGGTGTAGTTACCTGCTTCATTGACT